ATAGGCCAGGTAGTTGTCAAGCCTGGTCCTGAAAGGAAGGACGGGAACGTTGAGCTCCCTTTTGTAGAAGCGGTGGTAGTATGACTTGCATGCTCTGACTGCGACTGCAATCTCGTCGTAGAATTCCTTTCCCCAGAGGACTGCCTCCAGGAGAACCCCATTGAGGATGTCCTCAAGGTGGACGGGCGTTTTGGACGTGGTCCAATGGAAGCGCCTCCAGATGGAAGACTTCTTCAGGGCCCCGAGGCAGACGCCGTTCTCCATCACGAAGAATCGGGAGCTGAAGCTGAGCTCCTCGATCATCTTGAAAGGGGGGGCGACCCCTCCGTCTTTGGTGGGGAGATCTGCGATGACGCCGAATTTGGCGTACTCCTGCTGCAAGTTCTGGAAGTTGCACCAGCTGACGATGGAGCGGTGCTGTGCAGAGAAGTTGTCGTCACCGTTCACGAAGAATCTGGTGAGTTTGTGCAGTCGCTGAAGAGTGTCAGCGTATGTCCGATAGCCCTTGTCTGGCTCTCCCGCGTAGAAGGGGCGGCCGTTGTTCTCGTGGGCTTTGAGCATGCAGTAGTAGAACATGATGGCGTTGTAGCCACCACCGTTCACATTGGTCCCTTGATCTCCGCTGTTAAGACTCCCGTTGGTGTGGAAGAAGGCTCCTTCGGCGACGTGAAGCTCTTGGGAGTTCTGTGCGAGGATGACTTCGAACACGTTCCTGATTTGCTCAGGTGTGTAGTTCTTGGGTGAAGAGGCGATGACCCAGTCAGCGAGGAGCTCGTGCCAGAGTTTGGCAACCTGATAGGGGATCCTCTTGTCGTATCGGCTGAAGTCCATGTCCATGCCGACGTCAGAGACGGCCTTGAGTTCGTCATATAGAAGGCCGAATTCCTTGGCGTAGTCGCATCCGATGGTGTAGAACGACCCGTCTCGAATTCTTGTCTTGCATGCGGCGCCCATGATGGCACCCATGTATTTCTTGTGGAAGAGGGAGGCGGCGAGCCCCACATTCTCGTAGGCTCTGATTTTGCCCACGTCCACTTTGTCTCCATTGAGGAGTTCTCCCTTAGCACGGTCTTCGATGGTGTCGACCATGCAAACGCCCTTGCGGGCTTGTTGGTCCATGAGGCGATATCTCTCTCTCATGCGGATGGAGATGGGGTCGTTCTTCCATTGTAGGAAGTCGCTCCCGTCTTTGCTG